CTTATTAAGAACAAACTTATCGCCGGATTCTTTCCAATAACATTCCATGATGATGGACAGGATATAACAATAACAAGCTATAGAGGTACATTGAGTAAAGAGGTGCTGGGTGATATAGGGGACGGTAACTATTACTACAGAAGTGCCAGTGTATCTATAATACAGCAGTAAGGAGCAGAACATGAAAAAAACAATGACTATTAAACAGATTGATAATAGTGCAACAATGCTTAAGAATTTACAGGGTTTAAGAAAGCATTGGCCTGTAAAAGTAAACTATGCGATTGCAAAGAACCTTAAGACATTGTTAGGAGAAGTAGATATTTTTGTTACACAGAGAACTGAAGTAATACAGAACAATGTGCTTAAAGATGAAAATGGGAATGCTGTCATGGATGGAGATTCTTACCAGTTCCCAGAAGGTAAAGAGCGGGAAGTTGTAAAAGAGATTGATGAGATGTACAACATGGAAACGGATGTTGATGTACATATGATTAAGATGGATGACATATCTGTATGTGATTCTGACAGCAGATACGATGGAACTACATTAGAGGATATTGCGGCCATTGAATTTATGATCGAGGATTAAGCTTATGTATAATAATGTATCAGAGCAATTTGCAACAACAATTAGATCACCATCGCGAACATTTAACTTACGATTAAAGATAAATGGTAAGTGGATTGACGCTGGCTTTAAAAAGATGAGCTATGAGACCGCTTCCACATCTGATGAGGGTATACAGATAGGTTCGGCTGTTGCAGCTAAGATAGAACTGACAGTAAAAAGAATAGATGAGTTGTTTGAAAACACAGAGATACCGATAGAGATAGGATTGAAACTGCCAAGCGGAAAGTATGAGTATATTCCACTTGGTTTTTTTACTGCAGAACATCCAACGCTTGACCAGGCAACCACAACATTTACGGCTTACGACAGAATGATGAAGACCACAGGTGTATATGTATCTGAATTGACATATCCTGCAAGTGCAGAATCTGTTTTAAAAGAGATAAGTACTGGATGTGGCGTTCCCTGTAATGTATCTGGCTTGAATGGAATAACTATTGATACTGCACCGGTAGGATATACCTATCGTGAGGTTATCGGATATATCGCTTCTTTAGCTGGAGGTTTTGCTTGCGTAGACAGAACTGGAACAATTGTTATTAAGTGGTATGAGGATAATGGCTATACGATAAATGAATCACGAATAATGACATTTGAAAAGAATGAGAGTGATTACCATTTAGATTATCTTACATGTAATGTTGACAGTAATACTTCTTTTACAGTAGGAAGTGGAACTTTGGGAATAACATTTGATAATCCACTTACAACAGAAGAAAAGCTTAACTCTGTATACAAGAAAGTAAGAGGATTTGCGTATAGAGGCGCAAGCTTAAAGACGCTAGGAGATATTCGACTGGATCCATGGGATATTGTAACTGTTGAAGAATTAGGTAAGACTTATAAGGTTCCGGTTATGAATATAACTCAGGAATATGATGGAGGTCTTGCCATGACTATTACAGCTTATGGCAAAACAGAAACTGAAACAGAGACAGATTATAAAGGACCATCTACTAAGCTTGCAGAACGAACATATGCGGAAATGATGCTTACTAAGGAACTGGTTGCTAAAAAGGTAGATGCAGAATGGGTTAAGGCTAATACTGTACAGGCAGAAACGGTAGTAGCTATAAATAATGAACTAGAGAATATCCGGAATAATTATTTGAAATCTAATATTGCGGAGATTAAATACGCAACGATAGAAAGCCTTAAAGGTGTTTCCGGAGAATTTGAACAGTTTAAGGCGAATGATTTTACTGCAATAACAGGAAAGGTTAATGACCTTACTGTTGGAGTAGAAAAAGTAAATACGCTGATGTTTGGCTCTGCCACAGGCGAAAGCATTACTACAGATTTTGCCAATAGTGTTATTAGCATGATAGGTATAGCACAGATTAAGGATTCTATGATAGATTCCTTAGATGCAAAGAAAATAAAGGCTCTGGATGTTGACACAACAGATGTAAAGGTACACAGCAAAGACGGCAAATCACAGTGGAGAGATAATACCATTCAGATTAGTGATAGCACAAGGCTTCGCGTTCAGATCGGAAAAGATGCATCAGGTGACTATAACATGTATGTGTGGGATTCAAAAGGCAGCTTGATGTTTGACGCGCTAGGTCTTACAGAACAAGGTGTACAGCGTAAAATTATCCGAAATGACATGGTAAAAGAAGATGCAAATATATCTGCTGGAAAACTGGATATAGGAAGCTTGTTTGAGGTTATAAACAAGGATGGAAGCCATACGCTTAAGAGCAACAAGATATATTTGGATGATGCCTCCCAGACACTTAATGTTCTTCTGCAGGATATAAAAACCAGCTCTGGAAAGGATTATTCCGAATGGGGCAGTTTATTAAAGCAGTCCGACGATTTTATAACGCAAAAGTTATGGTGGACTGAGAACATAGACGGAACTAGTGTTAAGGAGAAGTTTTCCAATGTAAACCAGACGCTGCAGGAATATAGTGTAAGTTTATCTAATATGGCCAAGTATGACGATGAAATATACCTGATATCTTATGTGCCAACGAAGGATAATTATCCGGCTTGGGATTGGTGTGTTCCTGTTTATCCATCAGATACCCAGTTTCCAAGGGAAGAAACATGGCAGTACAACGATACTGAGTGGGATAAGTATATTGGAAAGATTGCTTACTGGGAAAACGAAGGCAGCGCATGGCGGTTCATCCGCAATGAGGATGGAAGCCATGGCTGGAAAGAGATTCCAAATTCGGAAACAGCTTATATGCTAAGACAAAATTCTGCCTTGAGAATCAATATTGATAGCATAAGTAACAGTTTGTCATTAACTCAGCAGGATTTAAAGGGCAATTATAGCACAACAACGCAGATGAACAATGCTATAACACAAGCAGTTAGTGCAGAGAGTGGTAGCATTAAAAGCGAGATTTCTAGAACATATGTTACCAGTGATATGTTGTCAGAAAGCTTAAACGGTATCGATGAAAGTATAGGCAATCTCCAAGAGGAGCAGCGGTATTACACTAAAACTGAACAGCTTGACAATTATATAAAACAGCTAATTACAGACGACACAACTGAAACAAGCATTGTACTAAGTGGCGAGTATGCTACCAAAAGTTATGCTGATAAAGTTGGTACTGACGCAATAGCAACAGCGGGAAGTAATACGAACAAAATACTTGAAAGCTATTCCACAACAGCAAAAATCATTAGTGAGATTAATCCTGGAAGCACTTCGATTTCAGCGGCAGTAACAGCAAAGCTTGGGGAGTACGCAACA